TGTAACTGTGAGTAGTATCTTGGATGTGATTTCTTCACACCATCTTTATAAAACTTTTTCCATGAAGCATCGTTCATGCTTTTGATTTCAAGAACATGCAAGTCTTCCTTGCTTTCGTCTAGCTGTATGTGTCCATCCATGTGACAGACGACATGACCCCCTAGTTCTTCGTATGTATGCTGTCTTCCAGTCAGTCCGTCTTTTTCCCAGACTCTGACATCTGCTTTAATTTTTAAATCTCTAACGACTTCGTCTTCAAGAATGTGACCGAGTCTAAATATTCTTTTTAATCTTGGTGTCGGTGGATTGTTCGGAAACCCACGCAGACTAAATGCTATCTCAGCATCACAAGCAGTACCAATCATAGACGCACCGATGTAATCTCTGGCTTTCTCTCTTGGTTCTTTCTCGTAGCCCTCGTCTATTGCTTCTACTACTTTTTTTGCTTCGACCATATTAAAACCTGTATAAAAAAAGAAGGAGTGGGGAGGATTTCCACTCCTTCTTTGCTAGTGACTAAAACGGAATTTCGTCGTCTAAGTCTTTATTATCTGAGGGAGAATCAGACTTGTCAGACTTAGCGTCTGCCTTAGTAGGCATAAACGACTTGACCTCTGAACTCTGTCTTTGAACCCCATCGTCACCAGTCCAAGGCTTCCCTAAACCGACTCTGATTTTACATTGCAATCCTTTCAGAGACGCAACATCCCCAGGCTTGTCAGGTGTTGAGTGTCCAGCACAGACAAGAAATGATTTCAACTGTCTGAGAGCAATCTCTTGTGCCTGACTGCTGGTGTGCTTGATGTTCAAGTTTACCCTTATATCACCTTGACCATCGACATCATCGAAGTCAAGAACCAATTTGCGGTTGTTGGTTGCACCAACTGGTTCAAGGGATGCACTCTTACATTCCACTGTATAAACGCCTTGTTGAAGACGTGTGCTTCCTGACCCTTCTTCAACTGAAGACAAGTCAAGATTAGTAAAGTTCCAATCACTCATATTTATTTCTCCTCGGCAGTAGCCATTCGTGTTAATAATTCAGTGACATCATCCACTTGTTCAAATGGTTTCAGTACACTTTTTGGGTCTCTGGTCTTGCCATGCCACCCACTCACTTCGTCCGTAACGATATATCTCTTAACCTTTGGTAAACCCTTATCGTTTGTCTCTGTCCGTCTCACACCACACAAGACGTGGTCAAACAAAGCTGGAACTTGTTTCGCAACAGAAGCTCCTTTTACCATTGGCCAATAATGAGTTACATCATTAGCGTCCTTCTCCTCCTTCGCCAAACAGGTAACGTAAACGTGCATAGGCAAGTCACGTATCCACTTCAAAGCACCAATCATAATACGTGCATTGTCGCCCCATATTTTAAAGTTGTTGCTCTCTCCCTGATTTTCTTGCTCAAGATGCTCCATCAATCTGTCTGACATCTCTGTCAAACTATCAATGGCTATCCACTTGTAACCTTGCTTGGCAAATTCTTCCGTCTTAATCATCTGCATAATTCCACGGAAACTATACGTTCCACTCTCAGGCTCGTGCTTACCAGCCCAAGAAGTAAAAGGAACATAGTCTATCTCTACGTCTTCGATTGATTTCAACCCAGCCTCACCAGAAAGAATGAGACCCTTACCGTATCTAGCTTGGTAATATCTACACTGAAATGTTTTACCAAACCCATGATGTGCATAAAGAAGAACCTTCGTAGGCCCATCTTGCATAATGTCTTTTGTGCTAAACGTTTTGAACATTTTTAACTACCCTCACTTTCGGTTTGTCTAAATTGCGTGTTAAGCAATATCTGATTTCATTTTGAGTTTCCAAAGGCATCTTTGTGTACTGCCTTTTATCTATGCTAAGATTACGCCTTACATAATTTGGAAGAGGTTTCTCTTCAAAATGTTTTTCAAGCGCATCCTTATCCCAAGACCATCTTTCAGTACGAGAAACAGTGACCTCATACAATCCTAAGTCTTTGGATTGTGAGCCTGACTCCTCTGGAAATAATCTTGAGATGTCTCCCTCTAGCACAGATATTTGCTCATCGAGGGTCTGCCGTTCTAGGCTTAGTTTATACAGCTTGGAAGACATTTCCTCCAATCGCTGTGTCGTTTTAGATGCGACATCATCTTTGCGTGTTGCGTCGAACACGTCCCAACTATCAGTCATACGACCTCCTTATTTTAATGTGTCATCAGCAAATTTTTATGAATGATGACTTGATTAATAATATAGGTGTAGTATAAATTATACATTAATGCAAGTCAAAAGGAGAACAAAATGCGACTTAACATCGAGAAGCTCATCACCGATTTGGGTGGGGCGTCTTCGGTGGCTAAGATAACTGGCGTGGTTCGTACTGCCCCATACGGCTGGATGAAGAGACGCTATATAAGTAGCCAAGTTCTTGAGAAAATAAAGGAGCATGCTCCAGAAATTGACTTTAACAATTACTTTGAGGAAGACGAACATGAACGAAAAACTGGCAGCAGCGCTGGATTATCTTGAGAGAGGTTGGTCTGTAATACCAATCAAACCAGACGCTAAAAGACCCGCTATTAAGTGGAGACAATATCAAGATAAGCCACCTACGGAGAAAGAAGTAGACCAATGGTGGACACAATGGCCTGACTATGACATTGCAATCATAACAGGCGAGGTAAGTGGAATTGTTGTTGTCGATTGTGACAATGAAGAAGCTTACGAACAGGCAATAAACACAGGCATGCGCTCGGCTTTTACAGTCAAGACGAAAAGAGGAGTGCATTTATATTTCGAGCATCCCAAAGATGGAGTTCGTCGTGGGCCTCGTGCTGGCGTAAACAGCACGGGCTCCGACTGGCCTCGTATAAATGGGTTGGATTTTAGAGGCGACGGCTCTTATGCGTTGCTACCTCCAAGTAAAAACTACAGTTGGAAAATAGGTATAGGTTTAGACTGGGATGACATTCCAACTTGGAAGGATTGGAAACCAGTCTTGCAATCTATGGACGGCAAAGACTTCGAGTTTTCACAGCTAGACTTATCGTCTGTCATGCCACTAGACCCAGACGAGTTTATATCTGAGTGGGATAGGACTGCCAAATATGTCCGTGATTCTTTTCCAAACTCACTGAAGATTCCATCTGGTCTTGGAAACGGACGCAACGAACGTGTGATGCGTTACATATCTGAATCCATACTTGAAGGGTTCTGGGGTCACGACTTACGTCTTCGTGGCTTTGCGTTTATGAATGAGTTTTTTGAAGCGCCTTTAACAGAACGTGAGTTTGAGGCAACGGTTCTTTCTATGGAACAATCAGAACGACGTAATCATCCTGACAGATTTGATGAGAAGGGTGACTATATATATAAGCCATACATAAATGCTAACCAACCAGTCGAAGCTAGGACACGCAGACTTATACAAATGAAAGATGCAGACCAGCTGTTACAAGAAGCTGATGCAAAGACGTATCTGATAGAACCTTGGCTTCCAAGTAATACGATTGTGCAAGTGTTTGGATACAGTGGTCACGGGAAGTCGTTGTTTGTACAACATGCAATGGGTGCTTTGTCTGCTGGCAACAAATACTTTGGCCCTTTTGAGATAGGTAAACCAGCACGTGTATTGTATATGGACTTCGAGATGGGCATGGCTACCATCGCAAGACGATTGATTGACTTGAAATCAATACATTCTGACACGGCTGACAGACTCAATATCTGGACTCCGTTTATTGATAAGAAAGAAATTAATCTGCACAACAGAGATGGTTTACAGGAACTGCAAGGTTGGATTGAGTTCTCCGACCCAGACGTTGTTGTCATAGATACACTACGAACAGCTTACCCAGGGCTACAGGAGAACAGCTCAGACGAATGGTCAAAGGTAAACCAGCTTGCAGTGAAACTCAGGAACTCTGGCTTGTCTGTGATACTTATACATCACAGTAACAAACCAAGTGACAGTGGTATTGGAAGAGAAGCTGGCTCAACGAATCAGCTTACTACTTTAGAAACACAAATACGTGTAGCACAAGTATTCCAAGACGAAGATACAGCGAAACAAAATGCTGCGTTGTATGATGGCAACTATGACCAACCTGTCTGGCCCTTGCTGCAAGGAAGTTTACCTGAGAACTTTCGTCTGTATATGGTAATGGAAGTTCGATACGGAAAAGTTCGTGAGTGGACAGACCTACACGATAGAGTTCAGTGGCTAGGGTTTTCTGCAAACGATATTACTGGCGAGAAGCGTATCGTCGCTAGCAAATCTACAAAACAAAAAGCAAAAGAGATGGCTCT